ATTGAGCTGATTCAAAAATAATTTTTTCCGAACAAATGTTCGGGTTATTGGCCCGCAGCAGCTCGGCACGGCCCGTAGCTCAAACCCGAACAAATTACAATGAAGGCCCGAACCCGAACCCGAACCAGAGGCCCGAACCCGAAACCCGAAACCCGAACAAAAAAAAGACCCGCGCAAGGCGGGCCAGTTTGTCCAGAGGAAGCTATAACTACGCGGCTTCTTTTTCGTCCCTGTATTCGCTGACGATCTCTTCTCCGATAATGTAGACGTACATATTAACAAGCTTTTCGGGGCTGGTTAAGTCTGTCGTTACTTCACCAAAATTATCTTGTTCGTAGTCTTTAACATGACCGATAATGTCAAACACTTTATCACCCATCCATTCAATGGCCTTCTGTGTTCCGATAATATAATAATCAGTGTTAAAGGCGTGATGATGTAGATCGTCCATATTGTCACGGATCCAATCTTCGCCGACTGTCACAACTTGATCATTAATCCAACTGTAAAAATACTCTTTGATTTCCTTTTTCTTGTAGTCCATTTTATAGTCCCTCCAAATCTTCTTCTAACCCGTTCTCTGCAATATCTTTTTCGATGTCACCAGTAACCCAAGCCCAAAACTCATCAAAAGTTTTAAAGCTGTTTCTGCATTCTTGGCTGTAGGTATACCTTACATCACTGCCAGATACAGCGATCACTGTGTCCAGTGTGCCGTCATCAACCAGTTTGAATTCATATCCTGATTTACTCATTTTATTTTCTCCTGATTCGTCTCACTATATATATAGTATGAAAAACATTTCATACATAGTCAAGAAAAAAAATACATAAAACGAAAAAAAGTATCATATGATCCACCTGGCTGGTCGCCTGGACAAAATCGAACAATTGTTCGGGTTTTTCCTTATCGCCAGGGAAACCGCGAAGTTTGCCTGGGACTGCTGCGTTCTTCCAGGGATTTAGCCAGGCAAGAGGCCCGAAACCCGAACAAATATTCGGGTTATACCCCGACTTCCAGGCAGCAGCAACCCGAACCCGAACATTTTTCGCTGCCCGCCTGGAACACAGCACGCAAAAAAGGCCAGGCCCGAAGGCCCGACCCCGAAAAACCCGAACATTTTGCACAAAACCCCAGGCATAAGCCCGATTCCCGACCCCGAAAGTCCTCGCCTACCCCCCGAAACGGTGTTACATGCCCGATTATGGCTTTATTTATTATCTTCTGCTATATCCACCACGTCATTAGAAGCTGGCGTTATGTCTTTCATTCTACGTTGAGCCATGCGCTTAAACTCCTCAAGTTTTTCAAGCACTTGCTCTCTGCCCATTTGCGTCACATCCTCGTGCATGACATGGCTTTTGTTAACCAGTAGCCCCGTTGCTTTCAATCTTAACTCTTCAGCTCGAATAGCCTCTCCGAACCTACCCAGTTCCCAAGCCTGATCTCTCATCTGTTTTAAGTCTCTTACAGACTTGTCGATAGTGACCCCATATTTTGTTCTGGCTTCGAGTCTCATCTCCTCCAGACGTTCCTGTACTATGGGATTACGCAACAGTCTTACAGCACTTACAGAGGCGTTTTTATACCCTGCTTCTCTTGCCGCTCCTGTTTGCGTCATATCTCCATTGAAATAGTTGTTAAGAAATTTTTGCTGTTGAGGTGTTAGTTTTTTCAATCCAGCATGACGTTGTTCTTTAGTTAAATCTTCACCTGCTTGCGGCATAAAAACACTCTCCATTTTAGTTATATATATGGGGGACTGTCATGTCCCCATACATATATATATATATGACAGTTGTGACAGTTGTGATAGTTGCAATGATTACAACAAGTTACACAAACTGTCACACTTTTTACTTTAACTTGACAGTTGTGACAGTTAAGTCATAACTATCTGATAAATATAAACATTTTACTGTCACCCGATTTACTGTCATTTGACAGTTGACAGTATGACAGTAAATTAAGCTTTTTTACGCCTTAGTTCCCACAGTCCAAACAGGCCCATTACGATAACAACAGAACCCATAATTCCGACCATAATCATGGCGACAATTTCACCAACAGTTTGCTGGTATTTGAGAAGTTCATAAGACGATCCGAACAAAATCAGGCCGAACAAAATGCAAGCCCAAGAGATGCCTTTATAGATCATTCCTTAATCTCCTTTTTGTCTTTCAGTTGAATTTCAGTAAACCTGATAGCAAAGTATCTGGCCTCCTCTTTATTAAGATACTGTCGAACAACTTTGTAAACCTTTTGCATCATGCTCATTATGCGCTCCCTTTTATCTTACTTTATCGCCAATGTTAGTGCTTGGGGATAAATAAATCTCGTATTTATCACGATCTTTTTTGCGTAGTTTACGCATTTCTGCCGCTGACCCTTGAGCCTCTACTGTTTTAGTAATTTTATTTACCAACTTATAATGATTGCTTTTCATAGCTACACATACTCCAATCCAAACACGTTGTCAGACTGATTACTTTGATACCCAGCCCAACCAGCCGAATCGTACAGATAGCTAGTATCTAGCCCAAAATCACGATAACCTTCTAAGATAGAGTTAAAGTAAGATGTGCTAGGTGCATAGATGCCATCTGATGTCATTTGGTAAGTCATGATACCAGCGACCTTAATCTTGTCGTAAAGATTACTGTCGTGAGGATAACGATAGCCCTCATAAACATCTAAAGACAATTCATCTTCTGGCTCAAGTTCCCAAAGGCCAACAGGCACACACATGTTTTCATCTTTTGATTTAACAATGTCAGCAACGCCGCGAAACACGAGTTCCCAACCATAAATCATAGCAGAGCCAACAGGCCTGGCAGTTGGACATCGTAAAGCCATCTGCCTTTTATTAAGATTAGACCCGTAGGCCAAATATAATTTACTCATTGTGATATTCCTTTCATAAATTTTGTTCATCACACTATTGACAATATAGTGATGTATAGTCCATAGTCAATAGTATAGGAAAACATTTTCAGTAAAAAGGATAAAAAAATGAGTTTAGTATTTCACATTAATCCTCTTAAAAAAGAAGAGGCGAGATTATCAAAAATGATTGAGCGTAGAAATTACGCTGAAAAACAAATTAAGCGTAATCTGCCTGCTGTATGGCACAATCAAGCTTTAAGGCTTTTGTCTAAGCTTTGTAAGTACGACACAGGCACACACTTTCCAGAAAAGGTTGTGGTAAGTAAAAGCTGGCCCACTTCTGGAAACATTACGGTCTATAGGTCCGACAATCGTAAGTATAAAATCTTTTACGATGGTAAAGACTGTAAATTTAAAACAGAACGTCAGTTTAACGATTAGAGGTGAGAATGAACAATTTAGAAAAAGAAGAAGATATTGGCCCCATTCCAAAACACAGTAAGAGCATTATTAATAATGATGCTCGAACTACCCGTAGACTAAATGTGTTAAATCGCATTAACGTAAATAGTATGAACGAACTGCAAGCACATTACGATATTGTTGATCCAGACTTCGATGATGAAAACTTTCTCACAAGTTTCAACTATTCTATGGATGTAAACGAACCTTACCGAGGTAATTTAGGATCGTGCGGACAGGGCAACCGTCTGCCATCTGGTAAAGATAATGAATATGTTATCGCAGAGAAAAGGCGAATCGAATCACTAAGAAACCCTAAACGTAAAGAAAAGAGTAAATTATATATGAACGCATTGCTCAGTGGTTATATTTAAAAAATGGGGGCGGCATAAACCGCCCCTTACCCATATGCGTATTATGTACGGGGTAGAGAATTTTTAACTAGCCGATCCCAACTCATCTCTACCCCATACTATCACTATGAAATTTGTTTTAAAACCCTGCCCAGATGTTGATTAACATAATCTTGATCACGCTCAAGCTGTTCCATAAGTTCTTCAAGAAACCTAATCACCTTTGGCGGTGATGCAATGATGCAATCTAAATTATCCACTTGCGGCATTTTCTCTAATTCTTTGATAGCGTCTCTCTTTTCTTCGATGCGCTTTCTCAAGGCTTGGCTTACTTCATGCTGTAAGATTGCAATGTCGTTAGCTTGGAAGCCATTACGGATAAATACATCTCTGTAAGAGCGCCAGTAAGGCGTTTGCCTGTTGCGTGGTACTTTACCTTTTGCATCACGTTCTGGATTCGGCTGAACTTGCCATTTTTCGATAATTGTTTTGATTTCTTTTCTGACATGCCAGCCGCATTCTTCTAAATCCATATCGCAATACGGATCCATGTCTTTAGTGTCAAAACGATATTCTGGCTGTAATTGAACTAAGTTAATCATGTTTTTATCTTTCTGCTCTATGAGCGCTCGTTCTCTACTTTAGTATTATAACATGAGAAATATTTGACGGGTAAATTTTGGAAAAACATTTCTCATTATTATTATACTTAGTATATCACAACCCATAACCAGAATTGATCTTATGGCGAGTAAAAAAATTTAAAATTTAACTACAGGCGACTTATATCTAATAACCCTTTTTCTGTTTCTAAGTCGCTTAAAATCAAACCAACGCTTTAGTCTTTTGCGTGCGCGAAACATTGCCATGTCCTCCCAAAATCTGATGATCTCCAGGCCTGCGGGCTGCCACAAACCGAACATTTTCTCTCGAACAAGTTTTTTCTTCCAGGCTGCGCGGGCTTAGATCCGAACAATTCTTCGGATTTGCCCTGGCTACGCCTCCATTTTTTATATTCTTGTTCCTGCTTTTTTTGTTTTTCTGTCCTGCTGCTCATGTTATTCTATCCTTCTGCCCGAACAGTTCGGGTAGACCGTAGCCGCGTTTTGTAAAACAGCGCGGTTCACAATATATAGTCACCATGAAAGAAAGCAGACGAGCGGGCAACCCCGAACAACTCGTCTGCTTTTTTATTCCTGCGGCGCTTCTCCCCCTAAAGCTGCGTAACCCGCAATGTCCACCCATGAATCAATATGCTCTGGTGAGAAACTCAATCGACCTAACTTAACGGCAATCATACACTGATACACCTGCGGGACCGTTACTTCATGTCCGAGTATAGCTGACCACATCTTCGCAACCCGAACATGTGTTTGAAAAGCATCCCCGTATTCCGCTGCTCTTTCCTGGCTAATCTTGTTGTTAGCATCTTTCAGTATCTCTTTTCTGTTCATTTATACATTGTCTCTCGCTGTAACCGCTTCGTATTCGCCCCGACTCATCACGCCGTTTGTTGTGCCAAGCCACTTGCGACCACCAGCCGTGCTGAACGAATACTTCTCAACACGCCGCTCATTGATTAAATCCCGAACAATTCTGTCTATGGTCGATTGACCTAGACCTCTTAATATCTCTGGTGTTTCTGGGTCGGTAAGCCTGTTTATTATGCCATCTGCTCCACCTTGCTGACACAAAGCCCGACCATTGCGTTCACAGTCAGCAATCCAGTTAAACATCGCATCTTTGCGTAAGTGTGCCTGATTGCTTTGGCCCAAGTTTCTAATTTGTTCGGTTCTGTCCTCAAGTAGACCTGTAAGCATATCCCGAACAAAATGTCTTATATGCCTGCTCGCAGGGCCGTTAGATTTAACAACAGCACCGTCAAAACACCGATTACGCTCATAGGGAACCCCTAAGTCGTTGCACCGACCAACTGAAGTCTTTTCATCCACTTGCCATAGCGCAAAAGCAGAACGGACACCATCAACTAAAGCTGACGTACCCCGAATCAAGTTACGAGCCTCTTCAGGCTTTGATATAACCTTATCACCCTGCACCTTGGTCATATGATGACATACAATAACAGATGAACCTGTTTCT